CCCGTTTATATGCGGGTGCAATCCGAAATCCAATTTGTAGCACGAACGCCAAGGCCAGTAGCACGTTATGCCAGCCCGCAAACCGACAGCCCTGAAGCAGCAAAAAGGCACGCTCCAGAACTGCCGCGCGAACAAGAACGAGCCGAAGCTCGCGCCCGAACTGCCGCCCCCGCCTGATGGTCTAGATGAGCGTGTCGTCGAGGCCTACATGATCCACGGCAAGCGACTGCTGGATATGCGGGTTCTAACGCGGGCCGATGCGGGCTCTTTGGCTGCGATGGCGCAGGCATGGGTGGACTGGCGGCGCGCAAACGAGGCTCTGGAGTCGTTCATTCAGGAAAACATGTCGGAGTACTACGTCTCTGGCGATCTCATCAAGGCGCATCCGGCTGTAGGCGTGCGGAATGAGGCGGATCGACGCTATCGGGCGTGGTGCCAGTCGTTCGGTATGACGCCAAGTGACCGCGCGAAGGTCGCCGCCATCGACACGCCCAACGAGAAGAGCAGCATGGCGAAGCTGTTGGAGATGAAGACGGGATGAGCGACCATGTGGAACGAAACTCGCTAGCGAGTAGCATTCGAGAGCTTAGGCGACGATTGGGCGATACGCAGATGCAGTTTTCTCAGCGCATGGGCTGGCATATCACCACGCTGGCGCGGTATGAAACGAAGCGCGCCCCGAGTGGCCGTGTTCTTGTTGAACTTGAGGTCGCAGCTTGTAACAACGGCGAGCCCGAGTTGGCGAAAGTGTTTAACGATGCACTGTGCGAAGAGCTGGGGTACAGGGTGTCTATCACTCCGCCACGCGGACAATTCACTAGCCGTGTAGCGGCATAGAGCGCGCCAAAAGTACGGTGACCTACGTCCAGAAGGCCCGCAACTACGCCAAAAGCGTGGTCGCGGGCGACATCGTAGCCTGTAAGTACGTCAAGCAGGCGTGCCAACGGCAGATAGACGATCTCAAGCGGTGGAAAGGCAAGAATGCGCCGTATCGGTTCGATGAGGCGGCAGCAAATCGCGTTTGCGCGTTCATCGAGTGCTTGCCGCACATCAAGGGTGAGTGGGCGCGGCAGAAACGCACGATTGACCTTGAGTCGTGGCAATGTTTCATCCTCACAACCGTCTTCGGATGGAAGCGCGAGGACGGAACGCGGCGATTCCGCACGGTTTACATCGAGGTAGCGCGGAAGAACGCGAAGTCCACGCTATCGAGCGGCGTCGGCCTGTATATGCTGGTCGCCGACGGCGAGCCGGGCGCTGAAGTCTATTCCGGCGCTACGACACGCGATCAGGCGCGGATTGTATGGGATGACGCGCGGAGAATGGCTCAAAAAGAGCCAGCGTTGCGGGAGTTTGGGGTTCGGACCCACGCGCACGCGATCACGAACGGTGATGGCGGCACATTCAAGGCTCTAAGCGCCGAAGCGAAGAACCTAGACGGACTGAACATCCATTGCGCGATCATCGACGAGCTTCACGCTCACCGAACGCGCGAAGTCTGGGAAGTTCTCGAGACCGGAACGGGCGCGCGGTCGCAACCGCTGATCTGGGCGATCACGACCGCCGGCAGCGACCGATCGGGCATCTGCTACGAGCAGCGGTCGTATGTCCTGAAGCTGCTAGACGGAGCGGCTGATGACGATACCTACTTTGGGATTGTCTACACGCTGGATGAGGCCGATGACTGGGCCGATGAGGCGACATGGCCGAAGGCCAACCCGAATTACGGCGTCTCGGTTAAGGTCGATGACCTCCAGCGCAAGGCCGCGAAGGCGCGACAACAGACTGCGGCGCAACCGGGTTTTTTAACGAAACACCTGGATCAGTGGGTTAACGCGGATCAAGCCTGGATGGATATGCGGAAGTGGGACGCCTGCGGCGATCCCGAGCTGAGCATCGAGGACTTCCGCGGCGAGCCGTGCTGGCTGGGCGTTGATCTTGCGAGCAAGACGGACATTGCGGCGCTGTCGGCGCTGTTTGTGCGGGACGGTAGGCGCTATTTGTTCCGGTTCTGCTGGGCTCCCGAGGATACGGTCGAAGGAAGCGTCAACGCGCAATACCCAGGATGGGCAATCGAGGGCCGATTGCGGACAACCGAGGGAGCAACGACGGATTTCGATGAGATCGGCGACCAAGTACGAGACTTAGCGCGGAATTTCGATGTGCGATCGGCGGCGTTCGATCCGTGGCAGGCGTTGAAGCTTATGCAAGAGTTGCAGGCCGAGGGCATTCCTGTTGTGGAGTACCGAAACACGATCGGCAACCTATCGGAGCCGATGAAACAGCTTGAGGCGGACGTACTGGACGGCAAGATCGCCCACGAAGGCTGCCCGATGGCGGCGTGGATGGTTTCCAACGTCGTCGGGCACAGAGACCAGAAAGACAACATTATGCCGCGCAAAGAGCGGGCCGAAAACAAGATTGACTGGCCGGTTTCGGCCATTTACGCCTACGGCGTGTACCTGAGAGACGAAGCGGCTCAAGAGATCGACTTTAGCCAAGTGGCGTTCGCCTGATGATCCTGCAACGAATCAAAAACGCCGCTTGGGCGTTCCGTAACGCGAATCTGTCCATGCAGGATTGGAGTCAACTGCTGGCAATGGCAGAGATGGGCCAAGAATCCGCCGCTGGGGTTCGCGTTACAGAGGAAACGGCGACTCGGCACGCGACGGTCTTCGCGTGCATCAACATCCTTGCGCGGGACATGAGCGCATTGCCGAGGCACTTGTACGAGCGGCAATCGGATGGCGGGCGCAAGATCGTAAACGATCATCCAGTATCTGCGTGGCTGCGGCAGCCCAATAGGCTTCACACGCCGATGCAGTGGTCCATGAGGGGCTGGTATTCGGTTCTTGGTAGTGGGAATCAGTACGAACAGATCATCAAAAACGGGCGTGGCGAGTATCAGACGGTACCGATTGACCCGACGCGGGTACAACGGGTTAGGGTGAACTCGGATCTATCTAAAAGCTACGAACTGAACAACCCAGACGGCACCAAGACAATTTTGCCAGAGGATAAGGTTTTCCACAACTTTGGGTTGAGCACTGATGGCGGAATTACCGGCGTGTCGCCGATCCGCATGTGCATGGAGACGGTTGGGCGGGCATTGGCGCTTGGCGAATACAGCGCAGCCTATTTCCGCTCGCCGGTCCCTAAGGTCATCGCCAAGATGACCGGCACGATGAAAGACGGCACGGATGTCGAGAACTTTAAGCGGAAGTGGACGGAGCAATTCGCAGGTAAGCGCGGGTTGAGCACGTTGGCGTTGATGCCTCCAGGCATCGAGATTGACCAGATCGTCAAGATTCCGAACAACGAAGCGCAGTTCATCGAAACGGCCAAGTTTGTCAAAGAGGACCTGGCCCAGATCTACATGGTGCCGATGCACCGGCTACAGGCGCTTGACCGGGCGACGTTTAGCAACATCGAGCACCAAGGGCTCGAATACGTCCAGTACGCCTTGCTACCGTGGCTCACAGCCCTTGAGCAGGCCATTGAAAAGCAATTCCTGACGCCGGAAGAGCGCGAGCGCTACTTCGTGCGGCACAACGTGGACGGATTGTTGCGCGGCGACTTCAAAACGCGCATGGAAGGCTCGGCGCTGGCGGTTCAATGGGGACTTGCCACGATTAACGAGCGGCGTGCGCTGGAGAACCTGCCCGCGATCGAGGGCGGCGACAGTTTGCTGGTTCCGCTCAATATGTCACGGCTTGAGGATTTACCTGCGGCTGGTGACATGGACAACCAAGGCGACGCCGCTGGGGCCGATGTCGAGGCCGAACCCGACGACGACCAGCAGGACGATGACGAGCGGCAAGTGGCGCTCAACCGCGCCGCTGGCATGGGCGAAGCGGAGATCCGGGCGGCCCAGTCGCGACGTGACACCGTAGCACGACTGATGCCGCGATTCGAGCGGGCGCTACAGCGCGAGATCGAGATCCAGGCGCGGGCAATTACGCGCGAGGGCTCGCCGCTATTGCGGGCTGAGCAGCGCGACGCGCTGGGCTTTATCGCATGGGTCGAAGAATATGCACGCGGGCGGGTTGATAGCGTTCGGGCTGCTGTTGCGCCGGCCTTGCTGACGATTGCACAAGCCATCGGTGACCAAGCGCGGCAAGAAGTCAAGATTGACGAACCCGACGACCGAGTGGCTACTTTCGCGCGCACATGGTCCGAGAATTTCGCGGAATCGTTCACCCGCGCAACGATTGCCCAGCTTCAAGCTGTTGCGGTCGAAGCCCAAACGATGCTGGATGAAGATCCAGCCGAGGCGGTGGCTGTTCGGGTGGACGAATGGAAGAACGGCGCTAATGGTAAGCCTCGCGCCGGCAAGGAAGCGGTACGCGAAGCGTACGGTATCGCTAATCGCGTGGCGGCCCTGATCTTCACGTCGGCTGGCTACGGGCTGGTATGGGCCGCATTCGGGAAGAACTGCCCGTACTGCAACTCGATGCGAGGAAAGCGTGTGAGTGGATCGCAGCCGTTTGTAGAGCCAGGTTCCATGCAGCCCGATGGGGCAACGCGACCGCTGCGAATTAGGCGAAATCTAAAGACGCCGCCTTTGCATGGCGCGTGTGACTGCATGGTAGTGCCGGGGTGATGTATGGGTAGAGAACTGATTGAAGAGCACCGCAATGTCCAGATTGCCCCGTCGATGGAGACCAGGGCGGAATCTGACGAGTCGGTTATCAAGATCGCGGGATACGGCGCGGTCTTCAACTCCAAGTACTCGGTGATGGGCTTCCGTGAGCAGATCGCGGACGGTGCTTTCACCAAGACGCTCAAGGATCAGCCCGACATTCGCGGCATGTTCAACCACTCGCCGGACTTCCTGCTAGGCCGTACCAAAAGTGGAACGATGACTGTGGAGGAAGACAAGCGCGGACTGCGCTACGAGATCCTTGCCGATCCGCGGGACCCGCAAGCCCAATCGGTTGCGCGTAAGATCCAGCGCGGCGACGTGGACGGTTCTTCGATGGCGTTCTTCGTCCATCGGGAAGAGTGGGAAGAGAAGGACGGCAAACCGAGCCTTCGCACCATCAAAGAGATCGAGCTAATCGAAACCGGGCCGGTTACCATGCCGGCGAGTCCGGCGACGACCTCAAAAATTGAACGGTCGATTGAAGAGACCGGCATCAACTTCGAGGCCCTGACGGGCTTCGCGATCAAGCGACGGGCAGGCTTCACGCTGGACGCAGTGGAAGAGGACCTCGTCGCACAAACCATCGAACGTTTGGAGCGTCTAAAAACCGATCCTGAATCGGTTACTGAGCACCCGCTGTCCGAAGTGCAAGCCACTGAGTACATGCGCGCCGCTTGGACCCTGCGAACCCGTATGGCTGCCCTGTCGCTGGCGTAGCGACGACAACCACTAACGATCACAAGGAGACGTGTTATGAATCGCGAAACGATTCAGGCGCAGCTTCGCGCTTTTGTGTCCGAGGGCGACGGCATCTACGCCGCCGCAACCAACGAAAAGCGCGCGCTGTCCGAAGACGAAACCAAGCGCATGGGCGAGATTGAGGCCGGAGTCGCACAATGCGAAGCCGATCTCAAGGCGCTCGAAAAGCGTTCAGGCTGGGAAGCCAAAGCGGCAGAATTGCGCCGTTTTGAGACTCCCGCCATCATTCCCGGCGACAACGGCGATCGGAAGATCGTTGAAGATCGCAAGAACTACGACGCTTGGCCCGTTGAAGAGGCGGACCAGTTTTTCCAGGGCGTCATCGCGATGAAGCGAAACCAGGAACTGCCTGGCAACATGAACCAGGAGCTGCGCTCTACATTTATGGAGTCGCGCGTGACTGGTCAGGGTACTTTGATTGCCGCCGATGGCGGTTTCTTGGTGCCTTCCACCGTCAGCAGCACCATCCTTCGCAAGATTTTTAGCGATGGCCAGATCGTAAACCGTACCCAGGCCGTTCCGATCAGCGTTGGCGACACTGCCGAATGGAACGCGGTGCAAGAAAACTCCCGCGTTTCCGGTAGCCGCTATGGCGGTATCACGGTCGGTCGTTTCGGCGAGGGCAATGGCCCGACTGCTTCGACCGTTGCCATCGAGCGAGTGAAACTGGAACTCAAGAGCCTGGGTTCGCTTGTGTACCTGACGAACAAGCAGATCGAGGACGGCCCGCAAATGCTGACCCTAGTCAATGACTTGGTTCCGCAGGCGATCCGGTTCGCCATCGAGGACGAGATTTTCAACGGCGACGGCGCTTCGCAAATGAAAGGCATCCTGAACGAATCGGCCACCGTGTCGGTCGCGAAGGAGACCGGCCAAACGGCGGCGACGATCGTTTACGAGAACATCGTCAACATGTACGCCAGGATGTACGCGCCGTCGCGTTCAAATGCTGTGTGGTTCATTAATCAGGACATCGAGCCTCAGTTGATGACCATGAGCCTTGCCGTGGGCACGGGCGGTGTTCCCGTCTACATGCCCGCGAATAACGCCAGCGGATCGCCGTTTGGCACGCTGCTGGGCCGCCCTGTGGTTCCGGTGGAGCACTGCGCCACGCTCGGCACCGTCGGCGACATCGTTCTGGCTGACATGAGCCAGTACCTCTATGCCTCGAAAGGCGGCATTCGTGCAGCGCAATCGATGCACGTCAAGTTCGTTGAGGGTGAGACCGCTTTGCGGTTTGAACTCCGCAACGACGGCAAAGCGTGGTGGCCTTCGGCCCTCACGCCGGCAAATGGGTCCAACACCCTATCGCCGTTCATCACACTGGCCACGCGCGCCTAAGGAGCATCAACAATGGCAAATACCATTCACATCATTCCCTTCGCGTTGCCTCCTGACGCGGACCGCTACAACACGGACCCGTCAACTGATCGAGTCCGCCATCCGGGTACGGGCAACCTGTTTTTCCTTGTCGTCGAAGGCACGGGCGGAACAGGCACGGCGGCCATCACGGTCAACACCTACGCTGCCGCTGCTGGCGGCGCTGGCACGGCCATTGCGTTCGAGTACAAGACTGTCACGTCGGGCGCTGACTTCGACACGGCGGGCGGGTACACGACCGCGACCACGTCAGGCGTTACGCCTGCTGCCGGCGCTACCAAGACCACATTGGTTAAGGTGCGCTATGACCAAGTCACGGAGGGAGAGCCCTTCGTCGAGTTGACTTTGACCGAGGGCGTTGACAGTCCGGTTGACGCCGCCGTCATCGCGTTCTGCGACGATCCTCCGCGCCCCAACGCGGGCGTTAGCTTGCTTTCTTAGCTGGCTGTCCCCTATCCCTCAACCAATGGGCGGGCCTTCGGGTCCGCCCTATTTTTGGAGATCAATCTATGCCAGTTACCAACGTCACATCAAGGTGGGAATCGGGTGCGCTCGATGTCCAGAACACATCCGGCGAGTCTGTACTGACTCTCGCCGGCGAACTCGTCACCATGGGCAAGGGCCTATTGCTGACGCCGTACGCAGCCACGGCAACATCGGACGGCCTGACAACGGGCACGATCCCAACTGGGGCCAGCTTTGTTAGCGTAACAAGCGCTAGCGCGAACAACATCATCGTCCTGCCAGCGCCTACGCCGGGTACTGTGGTTCTGCTGCACGTCGGGGCCAATGGCTTCGAGCTGCGATCCAGCGCGCCGGCAACGGTGGCGATCAACGGCGGCACTGGGGCCAATGCCGAGTCCGCCATTCCGGCCAACACTCTTGTTTTTATGGTCTGCACCACGGCGACTACGTGGCAAGGCTGGGACCTGACGGCGGCAACGCTTGCGGGTGTCGAGGCTGCGGCCTAATGGAATCGCGATGGTCAGAGTCTCCCCTTTGGCGTCCGATCTTGCATCGCTCGCGAGAAGCGGTAGAAACACTGGCGCGCGACATGCGGGCCGCCGAGCAGCGCCGCGATAG